AACTATCTCCATTGGATCGTGCTGAATTGCAGAACGAGTTGTATCAACGCAACTTTTATCGTGGTAAAACCAAACCATCGACCACAGGTTTTAATCCAGCCGATATTGAAGCGATGAAGGAACTGTTGTTGACCAGTAACGAGTACGGTTACAACTGGAAAACATCTTTGAATTTTGTTCGTCAGGAATACCCTGCTTCGGGTAGCGGTCGTCGTGGTCCGTCAAAGATGGATACCCGTAAGTCTTTGGATGAAAAAGCTATTGAGGCTTTAGGTCGCAAGTTCACCGATGCTGAGGTTGAGTCTTTGATTCAGCAGGTTCAACAGAAATCTATTGCCGGTGAGTCAGGTTCTCTTTCAACAATTAGTGAGAACGTGGTTAGCAACACCGCTTTGGCTGAACAGCAAGCTTACAGATTTGTTCAAGTTGCCAACTTGTTCAACGAGATGTTAAGGACTGGATAATGGCTACTTCTGCTGAACTTCAAAAAGAATTAGATGCTGCACAAGCAGCGTTGGATTCTGGTGCAACGAGTTATAACTATAAGGGCGCAAAACTTTCGTTGACAGGGTTGAAGAACATTGTTAACTCTTTGACAACCCAAGTCAAGAACGCTAAGGCTGCCGAGTCGGAGAAGGCTAAGGGTGAGTCCGCTAAATCAAAGGCTGCTGCTGCAACTAAAGCGGATCAGGCTCGGTCGACTAAGACTGCTTTGGCTCGCGCCAAGAACAAACTGAAAACTGCTCAGGAACAGCAGAGAACTGCGTTGGCGAGTTTCAGAAGGAACGAGATTACTGCCGAGGAATACTCTGGGTATGTCAATCAGGTTGACCAGTATCAGTCTGTAATTACTGCTATTGAGGGTGGCGCACAGGCAATACCAGTTGGCTTTGATGATGTCCGTGTTCTGTCTCCAGAGGCCGCGCCAACCACGACTAAGCCAGCAGGCGGGACCACTACAACGACTAGTTCAACGGCAACTACTGGCACAGGAACGGTTGAACCTGTCACCCCAACCGTTACCCCAAGCACAGCACCTACTGGAGCAACGGTCACAACGACTAGAGGCAAGAAGACCCCTAAGACCCCTGTGGCTGTGCAGGAAAACTGGATTGATGCGATGCAACGCATCTTCCCGTCATACTCTGACGACTGGTTGGCTGCTAACGCTGAAACTTATTTCGGTAAAGACGTAGTCGATTTCATGAGGAAGGTGTCTGACCCTAAGAGCGTCTACGACTTGGACTCTACGGCTGGTATTGAGCGGATTAAGGCAGAACTTCGTGGCACTAACTATTGGCAAACCACGATTACTGCGATTAAGGAGTTTGACCAACTAGTTGATGCAGACAAAGCAAACCTTATTACTCAAACTAAGTCTCGTATTGCTAATACCTATGGTGATCTTGGGTTGTCAGATCAACTACTGAATGAAGTTGCCACGACTGTTGCCCGTACAGGGTTGACAGGTTTGGGTGAAAAGCAGGCTGTGTACAACACTGCGTTCAGGGCAACTAACAATCAAGCCCAAACAGGTCGAGCGTTGTCAGGTTTTGAGGCTGATCGTATTCGCAAGATTGGTCGCGCATACAACTTCAAAGTATCTGATGACCAGATTCAGTCGATTCTGACCGGTACACCAGAAGCGGGAACAGGACAGGTGTTGACTGAGGAAGGTTTGCGTCAACGCTTGCAACGCGCCGCTAAGGGTGCGATGCCACAGTTGGCTGACCAAATTGATGCTGGTCTGTCATTAGAGGACATCAGCGGGAACTATCGTCGTTATGCGGCTGATCTATTGGAACGTTCTGAGGATGAGATTGATATGTTCTCAGGTCCATATCTGAAAGCGTTTGGAAGCAAAGACGGTGGACAGTTGTCATTGTCTGACTGGATTACCACGGTTAAGAGTGATCCCTCTTTTGGTTGGCAGTACACGAAGCAAGCTAATCAGCAGGCTACGGATATCGCTTTAAGTTTGGCTAGAGCCTTCGGAAAGGTTGGATGATGAGTGACACAGGTTTAGGTGGTGTTGATTTCTCTGCGGGTATGGAGGAATTGGGTGCTGAACTACTTACATATTTTCAAAGTGCTGAGGGTCAGACGGCTCTTGCTGAATCTGGTTTAGAACCAATTGTTATTCCAGATGAAGCAATACCAGATGCAACAACTACGGGCGGAGGTGGACCAGTACCGCCACCTGGGGGTGGATCAGTACCGCCGTCTGGCAGCGATGGTTCAGTTGTTGTTGAACAGTATTACATTGGTAGTGGTGCTGATCGTAGACAGATCACCATATTTGGTAACGGATACAGAAAAGATGTTGCCGCACCCGAAGATGAAGCCACTAATGACGGTGATGCTGATGCCGCTGCTGCTTTATTAGCAGAACAACGCCGTCGTGATGCTCGCGCAACCATGACCGAAGTTCTTGCTACCTACGGTTTAGGCGATTTGACAGATTATGTTTACAACGAAATCATTGTTAAAGAAACCGTAAACATCAACAACCCTGACGCAATCATTTTTGCTATTCGTGAACAGCCTGCCTACCAGAAACGGTTTGCGGGTAACGCTGCACGTTTGAAGAAGGGTTTGTCCGAACTTGACCCTGGCTCATATATTGCGTTGGAAAACCAGTTCCGTCAAACTCTCCAATCAAACGGTTTGCCAGCCAATTTCTATGACCAAACAGAAGATTTCCAAGCCCTGATCGAAGGTGACGTTTCCCCCTCGGAACTTAATGAGCGTGTCCAGCAGGGCTATCGTGCTGTCGCTGACGCTGACCCAGCCGTCAAAGAACAGATGCGAAACCTGTACGGTGTCACCGAAGGACAGTTGGCCGCATACTTCCTTGACCCACAACGCACAGCCCCACTACTTACCCGTCAAGCCCAAGCTGCCAATATCGCAGCCCGTGGCTTGGAGCAGGGTGGTGTTCAGTTAACTGGTGCGTTCGCTGAGGATCTGGCTCGACGAGGAATTACTGAACAGCAGGCTCGCGCAGGGTTCGCTGAAGTCGGTGCTTTAGGCGAGTTGCGACAGACTTTCTCTGGTGAGACTGAATTATCCGGTGAACAACTGGCAGGTGCGGCGTTCGGGATTGATGTCGCCGCGCAACAAGAGTTGGAGCGTAAACGTCGCCAGCGTGTTGGTGAGTTCGCTGGTGGCGGGTCATTTGCTCGGACAACTGGTGAAACATCAGGCTCTACTTCTCTAGGTGTTGGTAAAGCACAATAGGATACTTGACACTGTCAAGTGAAGTGTGTGTATACTGTTAATGTTCGGTTACGAACACCATTGGAAACCCCCCGATTTCAATGTGCAAAAGGGGTGAGACTTGCAGCCATCACGTAACCTCCAGCGTGGTGTGGGCAGAAGGAGTGGGTCATGTCAGATGCAAACTACGAGTTTGAGGATGATGTAATGCAAGACCAGCAGCAATCGAAGGACCCTGTGCGAGCGCACTTGCGGAAACTTGAAGCCGAAAATAAGGCTTTACGTGAAGCAGCAGCGGAAGCAGAGGCAGCCCGACGAGAACTTAACTTCGTGAAAGCGGGCGTAGACCCGACAGATCCGAAGTACAAGTATTTCGTTAAAGGCTACGACGGTGATTTAACACCGGAGGCGATTCGACAAGCAGCAGAAGAAGCAAGTCTCATACCAAGCCAGAACAAGGAAGTGGTTGCTGAACAGCAGTCATGGAATCGGGTGGCTCAGGCAGCGCGAGCTGGGCAGACAAGCGAACCTCCTGTTGATTACGCTCAACGTATTGCTAGTGCAAAATCCCCTGATGAAGTGATGCAACTGCTGGCCCAGGCGAGAGCCGAAGCAGAAAAATACTAATCACTCCCCTTAGGATTCACATTCTTTGGGGCAACCCCTAAAGGAAAGTCATCATGGCTTATACACAAGCAAGTTCGGTTGACACCGACCAGGCAGCGTATGACCGTTTAGCGTATTTCGCTTTGCGTTCAGAACTCTTGTTCGATCAAGCAGCCGATGTTCAACCAACCAACCAGTCAATGCCTGGTTCTTCGGTGATCTTCACGATCTTCGCAGACCTTGCAGAAGCAACCAGCACACTTGACGAAATCACTGACGTTACACCTGTAGCGATGAGTGACAGCCAAGTGACCGTAACTCTTGCTGAGTACGGAAACACAATCAACACCACCGCAAAACTCCGTGGAACTTCGTTCTTGGACATTGATGCAGCAGCAGCGAACCTTATCGGTTACAACGCTGGTGACTCAATCGACAAGGTTGTTCGCGACGTGCTTGCTGGCGGTGACAACGTAGCCTACGGCGGTGGCGGATCATCAGATCCAACGGGCCGTACTTCGGTTGCTGCTGAAGACATCATTGAAGCCAACGACATCCGTAAGCAGACTGCTGCTCTACGTGCTGCAAACGTTGCAACCTTCAATGGTTACTACATGGGTTACATTCACCCAGACGTTTCCTATGACCTTCGCCGTGAAACCGGTGCAGCATCATGGAACGCCCCACACGTTGCTGTAGACACAGCAAACATCTACAACGGTGAGATCGGAACCTTTGAATCAGTACGATTCATTGAAACCCCTCGCGCAAAGGTGTTCGCTAACGCATCAAACGGAACCAGCTCAACCGGTTCGATTGACGTGTACTGCACGCACATCATGGGTCGTCAGGCGTTGGCTAAGGCTTACAGCCAGGTTGACGGTAACGGCATGGTTCCGAAGGTAGTTCGTGGACCTGTTGTTGACTCGCTCATGCGTTTCAACCCAATCGGTTGGTACTGGCTCGGTGGCTATGGCCGTTTCCGCGAAGCATCGTTGCGTCGCATTGAGTCGTCATCCAGCATTGGTGCTAACTAATTACTAGTTAGTCCTCCACAAGATGTGGGGTAGCCGAGTCCCCTCGCTCGGTTGCCCCACTTTTTGTATTTGGTATAGTCTTTTTGACGAAAGGTTTGTATGTCAATTTCTAACTATGCGGAACTGAAAATTCTTGAACACACCACAGGTAAGACTTCGTGGACGATGCCAAGCACCGTGTATGTGAAGTTGCATCTTGGTGATCCAGGCGAGGAAGGTACTTCTTCTGCTGCTGCGAACACTTCCCGTCAGTCTGCTGCGTGGGCTACTGCTTCTTCTGGTTCTATTGCAACGTCTGCGACGATCACTTGGACGAACGTTTCTAACACTGAAACATATTCGCATTGGTCGTTGTGGGATAACTCAACTGCTGGTAACTGTTTGTGGACGGGTGCGTTGTCGGCCTCTGCTGCTGTAACTGCGGGCGATACTTTTCAGATCACTTCTCTCACGCTGTCGCTCGACTAGTCGGCAGGGGCTAACCCCTTATGACTTTGACAGCAGTTGTCGGGTTCTCTGAACCGTTTAAGGGAACGAACAGGTTTTATGTTGGTGAAGGTAAATCTCGTACCGCTACGGGTAGTGGTGTTGGTACACAAACTGCGGCTGGTGCTAGATCAAAGTTAGTTGAAGCCACAGGTAGTGGTGTTGGTGGTTCGTCTGTTGTCCAACTGTTAACGGTTGTTCGGACATCAACGGGTTCGGGTGCTGGCACAAGTTCTTCATCTGAGCTGAGAACTGTTCTGAAAACTGCTACTGGTTCTGGTACTGGTACTGCTTCTGTTGTCCAACTGTTGACGGTTATTCGTGATGGTTCTGCGTCTGCGGGAACAGGGTCATCTGCGGTTAGTCAGGTTCTTTCTAATATCCGTACAGCGTCGGGTAGCGGTGTCGGGTCATCTTCTGTTGTTACGGTCGTTACACGGCTTCGTGACGCATCTGGTGAGGGTTTAGGGGCATCCTCTGCAACAGGGGTGCTGGTCGCTATTCGTACTGCCACAGGATCAGGCACAGGTACGCAAGCAACACTCGGTGGGGTTCTGTATATCCGTGATGCTTCGGGTTCAGGGTCATCATCTGGGTCTGCTGATTGGGTAAAGTCACACATTTTCCGTGTCCCATACAACTACAACTATCCTGGCGGGAATTTCCGTGGTGGGGATTCAGCGAACCGTTTAGGCCGTTATGATCGTTCCGGTGTTCGCGCACGAAACCTGTACAAACTTACTAACGGTGAGTACACAACTGTTGAGCAACGAGATCAAGGTCAGGTGGTGAAACTGTGGCATGGGGGCAGAAACCATTTCCTAACCGATGAAGAAGTTGTAGAGTTAACCGCAGCAGGATTCGGAGCGAGCATAACCTAATGGCAATTTTTACACCACCAACCGACAACTTTGTTCGGTCAACCCTTGTAGAGAACTTTACTAAAGGCATCGTGCTATCTAAGGAGCAACGCCTCGCTAACCGTTTGGCTGCTCATGTTAGACCGACCGCTAGAGGCAGGAACGTGTATTTGTTGACGAACGGAACCTACACCGAAAACGAACCATCAGATATGACTACGGTTACGAAAGTATATTACGGTGGACATAACATTGAGGTTGATGGGTCTGAGGTAGCATCGCTTACCGCAGCAGGATACGGGGAGTATATAAGTGGTTAAACATCAGGAAACGCATCCTGATCTAAATGTTGAGGGATGCTTTGGTTGCAAGATTGCTCATGTTGGTATTGGTGCTGACGCTATGCCGTCACGGGGTGGGAAAGCTCGCGTTGCGACAATCAATCAGAAGGATCGTGTGCTAGACAAGGACCTAGACGCATATAAGCGTATGAGGCAGAACGGGGTTCAGCCTCGCAAGATTGACGGTTCAGCCAAAGTTGAGAAACGAGCAGAAGAAAAATGGCAAGTCGAAACGGGGATAATCCCAAATACCTAAGCCTGGTTGGTGTGAACCTGCCTCATGTTGGGTACGGGAAAATGGTTCAAGGTTTACAGCAAGGGTTGGCTGGCAAAGTTGAGTTACGTGATGATGCTGAACGGGTGGTGTTCGCTCTCAGACCTAACATGATTAAAGGCTGGTATCACGGGCAGAAAGCTGCTTTGCTGACGATGTGGGAAACGAACTGGTTGCTACCAGAGTTCACCGAGTATTTAGATTTGTTTGACACAATCATTGTCCCATCGCTACATAATTGGGATTTGTTTTCAAAACATCACGACAATGTTCATGTCATCCCGTTAGCGGTTGATCGTGAGGTTTGGTATCCGAAGGAACGGCCAAAGAACAAGAAGTTCAAGATTTTGTGTGGGGGGTCAGAGTGGTATCGCAAAGGTTTAGATGTGGTGTTGAAAGCGTTTCTAGAAATGAATCTTCCTGACGCAGAACTGCACATCAAGATCGTTCCCCCATACCTGTCTGCACCGAAAAACTTGAACTATCCGAATGTGGTGGTGCATCGTGACTGGATGACCGTTGAGGAAGAAGCCGATCTTGTCAGGTCTATGGACTGTTTCATTTCGGTATCCCGTGGCGAAGGTTTCGGGTTAATGCCATTACAAGCGATATCTGCCGGTGTACCAACGATTATCTCTGACGCTCACGGGCATCGAGAGTTCTCCGACCTAGCCACCCATCGCATCCCAACCGATCTAGTTCCAACGAATCATGGGGAATGGCAAAATGTTGGGGATTGGGATGAACCTAAATTTAATGCAATATTAAGTGCGATCCAAGACGTATACGACAACCGTGAAAGGTATAGGGAACAAGCAGAAATGTATGCGGGTGAAACATCAGCGTTTAACTGGAACACGGCAGCAAACCAACTGTTGCAGGCGGTTAAGCCGAGCGGGAAACTGGTGGCAAACAAATGGAAACCGTTAGAACCAATGTGTGAAATTGAGGTTCGTAGACGGGTTCGCGCTGACATCGGGCCATATCATGTTGACCTGAAACCTGGTATGAAGCACCGTGTAGTGTTGAATGTGCGTGAAGTGTTAAGAGAGTCTGGAGCGTTGCTATGAAAAATCTGAGTAAGCCTATCTGGGATCGACCAAACCCGAAGAAGAAGTCAACCCCATTAACCCCTGAACAGAAGAAGAACGCTAAGGCTCGCGCTAAAAAAGCAGGCAGACCTTACCCCAATTTGGTCGATAACTTAAACGCAGCAAAGAAGAAGAAGCGTGGCTAAAACCCCTGCATGGCAACGCGCTGAAGGAAAAAGTAAGACTGGTGGTTTGAACGCTAAAGGTCGTGCGTCAGCCAAGAAGCAGGGCATGAATTTGAAGCCACCTGTTTCAGCAGCGCAGGCTAAGAAGTCACCGAAAGCTGCGGCTCGACGTAAATCATTTTGTGCAAGGATGGGTGGGTCACCTGGTCCGTTGAAGGACTCTAAGGGTCGTCCTACTCGTAAGGCTTTGGCTTTGCGTAAGTGGGATTGTTGAGGCGTGGTAATCTGATTGCCTAACTAGCGAAAGGTTGTACTATGCCAAAGGTCGGAAAGATGGAGTTCCCTTACACCGCTAAGGGTATGGCTGATGCCAAGAAAGCCAAAAAGAAGATGGCTAAGCCTATGAAGAAGGCTAAGAAAAAGAAGTAAATGTCTACTGCTGGTGCGCTCCTTGATCGGGTGTCACGCCAACTTCTTTCGGGAACCGTTGAGGAACGAAACAAGTTAGCGACATCTGTTGACTCTGACGACACCTCTTTTGTCATGTCCTATGACCTTGCTGGCCTTCGCGCTGGCACGGTTTTTGAGGTTGATTCTGAATTAATTTATGTTTGGGAAGCAACGAGTGGCAGTAAGACTTTGACGGTTGAGCGTGGCTATGGTGGGACTACCGCAGCGTCACATTCGGCTGGTGCGATAGTGGTTCTGAATCCTCGTTTCCCTAAGTCACAAATGTTGGAAGCGTTGAACCAAGACCTTGATGATTTGTCTAGCCCGTTGAACGGTTTATTTCGTGTTGTGGCAACCGATGTTGACTACAACGGTGCTGACCGTCAAATCAACCTAACTGGTGCTACATCAATAATTGATTTGCTTGATGTCCGTTTGCGTTATCTTGCTTCTGATTATCCAGTGATACGCAAGGTTCGCTTGCAACGTGATCTGCCAACAAGTGATTTTGCTTCAGGGTTTGCTCTTGTCTTTGATGAGTCGGTGATGGCTGGAACTTTGCGTGTTCGCTATAAAGCACCGTTTACCCGTGTGTCTACTGTCAGCGATAATTTGCAGACGGTAGCGAATATCCCTGTAACGATGGAAGATATTTTGGAGATGGGTGTGATGTCCCGAATGTTGTCTACCCGTGAAGTGAAACGCAACTTCATTGAGTCGCAGGGTGATACTCGTCGTTCCGATGAGGTTCCACCTGGGGCGATGCGTGACTCGTTCAGTAACATTTTGCGTTTGCGTCGTGACCGTATCATCGCTGAAGCAGCGAAACTTGCGAGACAATACCCGTTGACTATTAGGGCGTAGCGGTGGCAACGCTTATAGATTTCTCTACCGCATACGCTGGTGGGCCTTCGTTCTTTACAGGTACAGGTTCTACACAGGTAGTTCCATACATTTACCCTGTCGCTATTAACGGCAGACCGTACATGATTGATACGAAGTCAAACGATTTTGGTCGCCAGTTTGATGCCCGTGTTCGTGACTCGGTTGACCAATCTGCTGAGCCTGGTGAGTCAGCTATCAACCCGCAAGGTTTGTGGCGTAGGTCGCAATCGTCTTGGCATTATGGTGCAGGACAAACCTATTCTGATACCGCTGACGCTGAGGCATACCGTTTTCGCGCAAGCAAAGGTGTAAACGTTTGGAGCCGTGGAGAAATATCTTTACTGCCAGACACCACCCAAGCGTATGCGTCTGCACAATCAAACCTGTACATGACGACAGCATCGGACCGTATCTACGGAACAGAAGGACAACTGGTTCGATACACAACTGACTGGACAACCTTTACCACCGTCACAGGAACTAACGCATCAAACCTCTACAGCATTACCTCAGACGGTTACAATGTTTTCTTCTCATACGCTGACGGTGACATAGATCAAACGAACGCTGGGACATCGGCAGCATCGGATTACATCACTGGCATTGAGGCTGGTGTTATGGCTTATGTGCGTGGTCGTCTGATGGTCGCAGGGCAGGGTACAGATAAACGCAAGATTTGGAATATCACCACAACGCCTGGTTCATCGGCTAACAACCCTTCAGCGTTGTATACCCATCCGAACACCGAGTTCAACTGGGTTGGTTTCGCTGCTGGACAGAACCAAATCTATTGTGCAGGCTATGCGGGCAACAAGTCGCTGATCTATAAGACTGCGGTGAAACCTGATGGTACGGCGTTGGATATTCCTACGGTTGCTGCTGAGTTGCCGTTGGGTGAGATTGTGACTACTATTGACTCGTATCTTGGTTTTGTTGTCATTGGGTTGACGACAGGGTTGCGGTTCTGCTCGTCGGACAGCGACGGCAACCTTGTCGTTGGTCCATTGATCGAGACTGGTACTTCAGTTAATGCGTTTGCTGCTATTGGACAGTACGTGTATTTTGGGTGGACAAACTATGACACCACCTCAACAGGTATTGGTCGTTTGGATGTTGGTACACAGGTCAGCACCAACCAGCCTGCCTATGCCTCAGATTTGATGGTTACGGGTCAGGGTGCTGTTGTTGATATTCATGAGTTTGGTAGCAAGGTGGTGTTCACTGTTGCTGGTTTAGGTGCGTATCGTGAACACGCAACAAACAAGGTTGCTTCAGGGTATTTGGATTCAGGTATTTATCGTTGGGGTGTTCCTGATGCGAAGTTTATTCCTAAATGGGATTTGCGTACCGAACCGTTGCATGGAACTGTTGCTATTTCGGTCGCATCAGATTCGGGTGCGTTCCGTTCTGTTGGCGCACAGACCACGGAGAATTCGTTGGAGTCCACGTTTGATGGGTTTGAAACCAAAGTGTTTGAAGCTGAGGCTCGCCTGACTTTGAGCCGTTCAGATACTGACGCTACGCAGGGGCCTGTTGTGACCCGTTGGTTGGGTCGGGCGTATGCTGCGCCGTTGCGTTCACAGATTTTCTCTGTGCCACTACTCTTGCACCACAAATTGAATATTCGTGGGTTTGAGTATTCGGTGGATGTGGACGTGGA